TATACAATGCTATCTAAAGTATTATGAGGAGGACTAATATGTCAGCAAATAATGAAAATAAAACAGAAGAAAATCAAGAGGAAATTAATTTATTAAATGAAGAGGAGGAAAATACAGTGCCAGAAAATCAAGAAGTAAAATTGGAAAGACTAACTAATACTGCAAAAGTAAATTTTTTAAATACAACACCTAAAGCAACAACACCAAAATGGGATATTATAGGTAGGGGAACAACATCAAAAGAAAATAACTATGGCGCAAAAACAACAGATGAACACTGGATAATAGAAGAAAACGAAAGGCATTCTGTAGACGGATATTCATTAGGCTCAGATGTTGAACAAGTAGCGTTAAAGGGAGACCCAGTATTTGACTACATAGATGAGTTAATGTTCAGAATGAAGAAGGGTACAGAATTAGAAACACAAAAGCTAGAAGTATACAAATATAGAGTAGATGAAACTGGTGAAACGCCACGATATAAAGCGAGATTATTTAATGTGTTAATAGTTCCAGACACCGATAATCTTGAAGGTGGACAAGCATATAAAATAAAATACAAAATACAAGTTCAAGGGGACCCAACATTCGGTACAGTTACATTTACTAATGGAGTACCAACATTTATACCAGAAAAAGGTTGATATATGGAAAAAAATGTAATATAATTTTCTAAAGAGGAGGAGGATTATATTATGTATTGTGTTAAATGTGGAAAACAAATAAAAAGTGATTCTCAATTCTGTACTTATTGCGGATATAAAGTGAATAACATAAACAAAAAGAGTAACATACAGATAAAGGAATATGAGTTTTATTCTCTAGGAAATGGAGGAAAAAGCAAAATTATAATAGATGGTTCTAAAATAACTATACTTAGACCAGGAATACTTTCAAAATTTTCTCATGGTTTCTCAGGAGAAAAAACTATACTTATAAAAGATATAACAGCAGTTCAATTTAAGCCAGCTGGAATGGGAGGAGGATACTTACAATTTATTTTTCCAGGAACAAAGGAAAAAAAGAGTGGAATGATACGAGGAGAGATTGATGAAAATATAATTTATTTTGATTCTACATTTAATAATAACAAAGTAAATAACGACGCTAAAGAAATAAAAGAATATGTAGAAAATTATAATACTAAAATGTATAATAATAATGTAACAAATGTTTATAACTCTTCTGATAAATATGATAAATTAACAAAAATAAAAAAATTGCTAGATGAAGGAGTATTATCACAAGAAGAATTTGAAACAGAAAAGCGAAAAATACTACAGTAACTAAAAAGTGCTTATTTTAGAAAGCACTTTTTATTATAGGAAAGGATATATTATGGAATATATTAAATTAAAGAAAAGGGAAGATATTCTAAAACTAGGATTTCAAGATAGCGAAGGAAATATATTAAAAGATAATAAAGGACAAGAGGTTTATATAGAATTTGATTTAGGAGATATTAATTTACCCTTAAATTATAATAAATGTATAAACCAAATAGACCAAGCTAGAAGAAATTTAAAAAGTCAGTTTATTATAATAGATAAAAAACAAGATCGTAAAGGGAAACAATTACTAAGTTCTAATGAAGAATTAAAAGTAAAAGCCTTGAAACAATTCTATAAAGAAATGGAAATTGCCATGGATTTATTTTTAGGACAGGGCGGAACTAAAAAATTCTTAAATGGTAAAAATCCATATTATGAAATGTGGGATGACATAAGTGAAGCAATAGACCCATATATGGACAGAATGAAACTAACAGTAAAAGATATGGGCAACAGGATAAAAGAAAAATATAAAGTAACAGAAAGTGATGTGTTAACAAATGACTGATTATCCACATTATGCAGGAATAAGGAATAAGAAATATAAAATAAATACAGATTTTAGAGTTGCGTTAAAATGCCAAGAAGTGGCCAATTCAGATGTTAAAAAAGAAGAAAGAGCCTTAGCAATAATATATCTTCTTTACGGAGATGAAGGACTACAGAATAGCAATGACTGGGATGACCTACTAGAGATAGGGCTTAAGTATTTAAGTTGTGGCAAAGAAAAACAAGAAGATGATGAAGAAACAGAAGTAGATATGGATTTCGAGCAGGACTGGGAGTTTATAAGGACTTCTTTTTTTTATGACTATAAAATCAAGTTTGAAAAAGATACATATATGCACTGGTGGGAATTTTATAACTTGCTCAATGGTTTATCAGAAAAGTGCATATTAAGTAGAGTTAGGTTCGTAAGAAATTTTGATGTAAATCAAATACAGGATAGTGCAGAAAGAGAAAAATGGATAAAACAAAAAGAACAATTAGCTTTGAAAGTAGAGTATAAGAAATCAAGTGAAGAAAAAAGGCTGGATGAACTTTTTGAAAAACAGCTTATTGGAGGCTAATATGGTAGATGGATATTTAAAGATTAAGACCAAATTAGATAATAAAGATATAGATAAAGGCGTAACTGAACTAGAAAATAAAATAAAAAAATTACAAACAGATAACAGCAATTTAAGCAACGAACAGAGAACACTACAAGAAGAAATTAATAGTTACGATAGATTAACGAAAGAGGCAGAGAAATATAGGCACGAACTTGAAAATATAGAAAAGGAGAAAAATAAAATTTCAGGTAGTCTGTCGATGCTTCAAAGTAAAGAAACAAATCCAGATAAAAAAATACAAGTCTCAAAAAGTGGTATGCTAACAGCAATAGATACAAGGACAGGATTAAATGAAAACCAAACCAAACAAAATTTAGCACAAATAGAACAGCAATTGGTAATAGTAAAACAAAGATATAATGAAGCTACTAAAGAACTAGATAAACAAGCACCAAAACTCGAAAATGTATACACCAAATTAGAAAAAATAAAAAATAAACAAACTGAAAATAATTCAAAAATGGATTTATATAAGCAAAAAATAGACCAAATAAATGTGAATAAAGCACAAAAGGGTATAGAAAATGTAGGAAAAAGTATACAAAACCAAATAGGAAAAATAAGCAAATTGGCTATGGCTGTTGTAGGAATAAGAACAGCTTTTGGAGCTGTTAGAAGTGCGATAGGAATGGTATCGCAATATAATAAACAAGTATCAACCGACTTTGAATACATGAGATTTTGTATAGCAAATTTAATAGCACCAGCAGTACAATGGTTAGTAAGGTTATTATATACAGCCCTATCATACATAAACGCAATTATGACAGCATGGTTTGGAATAAATATATTTAGCAATTCCACAGCTAAGAACTTTCAAAAGATGCAGAGTAGTGCTAGTGGAACAGCAAAGGCAGCTAAAGAAATAAATAAGTCTTTACAAGGTTTCGATGAGGCTAATATATTACAAGATAGCTCAAGTGACTCATCTGGAAGTGGTGGAGGAGCTGGAGCAAGTGTTCCTAGTATGGATTTAAGTGGAATGCAAGCAGAAGTACCAGCCTGGCTAAAGTGGATTATAAATAATAAAGATTTAATTTTATCAATAATTGCGGGAATTGCAGCAGGGCTAATAGCTATAAAATCTGGATTAGGGGCGATAGAATCTCTAGGAATAGGAGTTTTAGTTGGAGGACTTGTATATTCGATTCAAGCATTAAAAGATTATTTAGATGACCCTACATTTACAAACCTAGGTAAATTTATCCAAGGCATAGGAGTAGCAATAATAGGGCTAGCAATTACTGTAGGAAATTTGCCATTAGCAGTTGTAGGAGCAATAGTTTTAATATGGGGAACGATAGTAAAATATTGGGAGCAGATAAAAGAGTTTTTACAAGGTGGGATTGATTGGTTTGAAGAAAAGAGTGATTGGATTAGAGAAACATTTGGAGATACAATAGGCGACATATATGACACAGCAGTAAGCGGATTACAGTCAATACTAGATTGGTTTGATAAAACCTTTAATAGGATTAAGGCAAATTTTGATGAAATAATAGCATTTATTAAAAACATATTCGCTGGTAATTGGAAAAGCGCATGGGAGAATATTAAAAATATATTTAAAAATACATGTAATAATATAAAAGATACTTTTATGTTGGTGGTTGATATTCTTTCAAAGGTAGCTTCAAACGTGGCAAAAGCTGTAGGAGGAGTTATATCAAGTGTTTTTAAAGCTGTAGTAAATGCAGTACTTAGAACTATTGAAAATGTATTAAACTCACCAATAAGGGCGATAAATGGATTAATTGGAACTATTAATCTAATACCAGGAGTAAATCTAAGACAATTAAGTACATTTAATCTTCCACGTTTAGCTAAAGGTTCTGTTTTAAATAAGCCTACACCTGTAATTGCAGGAGAGGCAGGAGCGGAGGCAATAATACCACTTGAGAATAATACTGAAGGATTAGAACTTATTGCAGATAAAATCGCATCTAAAATTGGAGCTTCTGGAGGTTCATACATAATTCAGTTAGACGGAAGAACAATTTTAAGAGGTATGGCAAAAAAGCAGCAAGAACTTGCATTTGCTAAAAATGGGAGGTAAATATGCTAACAGATAAAGATAGTTTAATAATAGATGACATAAAAATGGCACAATATATTACTAAAGTAAAATTTGGGTATCACAAAATTTGGGGTAAAGATACAGGAAGAGCATTATCTGGAGATAACTCTGGAACGCTTAAAGGTATATATCCAAAAATAACAATGACATTTAGAAAATTAAATGATGAAGAGGTAGGCAAAGTCCTATCTCTTTTTAATAAGGCTGAAAATAAAGTCTCATTCTACAATCCAGATTTAAAAAAAATGATATATAACATGTCTTGTTATTCAAATGACCAAGAGCTAGACCAACAATATATGGGAAGAATAGATGGCTATAGTAGTGCAGTAATATCTAACAAGAAAAGGGAGTATTATGAATGAAAAATATAAACAATACTTTTAAAGACGATATAAGAACATATGGTAGACAATTAGATTTTAAGATAAAAATAAATAATGAAATAGCAAATATTGATGATTTTAATTATATTAAACCATCATTTCACACAGAATTATTTAAAAGTGTAATACACGAGGTAGAAATAGATTCAAAAAATAGATTAGAGAATAAGACAAAGATAAATATACAAGCGGGCATTAAAGTAAATGAACCTGGATATCAATATATATCATTTAATACTTATAGCGCAAAATCATGCAATAGGCAAGAAGATACCAGCTCATACATTATAAAGGCATATGACAGAATGTTGGGAGCAATGATAGATTATGATTTAGAAATTACAGAAAAAATACCATTAAGAACGTATTTGTTAAGAGTTTGCAATAGATTAGGCTGGGATACTAAAAATATTCCAGCTACTTTTATCAACTCTACTAAATTAGTAGACCCAAATTTACATAGAGGGATTAAATATACTTTTAGAGACGTGTTAGATGAAATTGCTACAATATCGTGTAGCTTTTTATTATTCATAGATGATGAATTTTACTTATTATATCCAACAGAAACAAATGAGGTAATAGACGAAAGCTATTTAGATGAAGATAATGTAGCTATCGGAGAAAAATATTTTATAAACTCACTTGTGTTTAGTAGGGCAGAAGAAAGCGACAATATTTACAGAAAAGATAGTATTAGTATACAGCAAAATGGGTTACATGAATATAGAATTTCAGATAATCAATTACTAAGTACGAATGATAGAGATTTGTACATAGATGAGATGTTTGAATATTTAAGGACATTTGAATTTTATACATTTGATGTGCAAAGCAAAGGTATACTATTTTTATCAGTTTGCGATAGATTTACTTATTTATTAGGTGGGAAAAACTATACCACTATTTTATTAAACGATGAAATTAACTTTGATGATGGTTTAACAGAAAATCTGTATACAGATGAACCAGAAGAAACAGAAACAGATTATAAATATGCCGATACTACCGATAAGAGAATTAATCAAGCATACATTTTAGTAGATAAGCAAAATCAAAAAATAACGCAACTTACAAATAAAACAGAAGACCATGATGAAAAGATTGCTAAAGTAGAACAAGATGTAAATGGAATAAAACAAAATGTTTCAAACATTATAGATTATAAAAGAAAAGTAGAAGGAATAACAGAAATACATCTACAAGAAGCAGGACAAACAGACATATTAAACCTAGAAGTAAAAGGAAATAAAACATATGAAAGTAATCTGTATCCCTCAGATAATTTGTATCCAAATATAGAGGTATATCCAAACATGAAATGGAGCGAATTATGCGAAGCACATAAAGATTATTTATACCCAAGTGAAAATCTATACCCAAATGAAAAATTATATCCTAATATGGAAGGAAGTGAACTACTGTGAAATATAAGATAATAGTAGATAAACAAAGCAGAACAAACCCAAGTTCTGAAAAAAGAGAATATGAAATAGATATAGAAGAATTAAGATATAAGGGAAACGTCTACGATAGTTTAATTATAACAAAAGATGAAGACTATGTAATAAGAAGATTACATTTAAGCGAGTATCAGGTATTAACTGTATTAGATGAACCAATAAAAGAGCCACTACAAGATATAAACATAGAGCTATTTGAAGGCGATAATTACATATATTTAATAGATATGGCGGGAAACAAATTCTATGCAGAATATTTAGTAAAGAATGATTTAACAGATACATTCGTATCAAAAGCCGAATTAAATACAGCAATAAATCAAACTTCAAAAGAAATTGAATTAAGTGTAATTCAGAAATTAGAAAATTATTCAACAACAGAAGAAACAAAATCACTTATAAAGTTATTATCTGATGCAATATCACTAGAAGTATCAAAAAAAGTAGGAGACGATGAAATCATAGCTAAATTTAACATGTCTCCAGAAGAAATATTATTGAATGGGAATAAAATAGACATTTCGGGGAAAAAAGTAAGCTTCAAAACGGATATAGAAAGCGAGTATACCTTTTCACAGCAAGACTTAACAAATATACAGCAATATCTAACTGGAGAAGGAACTTTATCTTCTTCACAAAAAGAATTATATGATGTAAACAAAGATGGAATAATTAACTCAGCTGACTTATTAAAAATACAAAAAGCAATAATGTTTAACAATGGAAATTATGTAATAAAAGGGAGCTTTCAGATAGACCCAGACTCAGCAGAACGTAGTATTATACTTAGAGATGAAGAGGGCAACATAATAACATCTATTGGATTACTAGGAATGCAAACAGATAGTTTTAGTACAAATGAATTATATACCAATAATCTAACGGTAAATGGAATCGAACTAAAAAACGAAATAGAGCAGATAAAACAAAGATTAAGTAATTTAGAAGGAGGAAATTAATGGTAAAGTTTAAAGATGGAGAACTGATAACTCCAGCAAAAGTAAATGATGATGGAACGATTACACCGGCAGTGTATAGTGGAGAAACACCATTTTCAGCATATATGCTAAATAAAATGCAAGAAGAATTATTACTAGCAATATATCCAGTAGGAAGCATTTATATGTCTGTAAACAGTACAAATCCATCACAGCTATTTGGTGGAACATGGGAACAATGGGGAATTGGACGAGTTCCTGTAGGAGTAGATGTGAATGATATAGATTTTAATGAACCAGAAAAAACAGGTGGAGAAAAAACTCATAAATTAACTATAGATGAAATTCCATCACATGGTCATGAAATATATCTTGATGGCAATTCAGGTGGATACGATTATTCTGTTTCGGCAGGAACTTTAACTGAATCAGGGTGGAGCTCTAGCAAACCAATAAAACCAATTGGTGGAGACGAACCACACAACAACCTACAACCGTATATTACTTGTTATATGTGGAAACGTGTAGCATAATTTTGAAAGGAGAAAAGGAATGGAATCGATTATAGTAGCCATTATAAGTGGTGGGCTAACTTTAATTGGAGTTATCATCACAACTATGTCTAGCAATAAAAAAATAGAAAAACAATTAAGTGTACAGCAAGCGGTAACAGATACAAAAATTGAAGAACTTACGAGAGAGGTACGAGAACACAATAATTTTGCTCAAAGAGTACCAGTTCTGGAGGAGCAAATGAAAGTGGCAAACCATAGAATAGAAGATTTAGAAAGGAGGTAAAGAAAATGGATATAAGTATGTTAAATAATTATTTAGTATTAATAGTAGTTGGTATTTGCTTATGTGTAGGATATGTAATTAAGCACAGTTTAGATTTTATACCAAATAAGTACATACCATTAATAATGCTAATATTAGGAACGATAACAAATGTGCTAATAAATCTAAGCATAGGTGTTAGCGCAGAAGTAATATTGGCTGGAATGCTAAGTGGGCTAGCTTCAACAGGATTGCATCAAGTATTTTTAAAATTTATAAATGATGAAAGTGAGGAAAAATAGATATGGGTAGTGAAGAATTTATAAAAAAATGTAAAGAAATAGTGAGACAATACACAATAGAACATTGTGACAAAAGTGACAAGATAAATGAATTTGAAGTGTTTGTGGTGTGGAATTGTAAAACATTACAAAATAATAAAGCATTATTAAGTACAACACTTTTTGATGGAATGTATTATGAAATTACCTTAAATGGAGACAAGCAAGAAATATATTTAGATGCTTACAAAAAATTTGAAAACAGATGTATAAAAATAGAAAGCGAGGAAAAGTAGATGAATATTATAAAAACAAATTTAAATTTTATAGTAAGTAAACTAGCATTAAGAGATATAAGTAAAATAGATAGAATAATATTACATCACGCAGACGCAAAAATATGTAGTGCAGAAGATATACACAATTGGCATTTAAATAATGGCTGGGCTCGGTGCACGGCTACAATATGTTAGTTAGAAAAGATGGTTCAATATATGAGTTAAGAGATATAAAATATGTACCAGCACACGCAACAAATTTCAATACTTGCTCAATTGGAATATGTTTTGAGGGAAATTTTGAAGAAGAGCAAATGGGACAAGCACAGATAGAAGCAGGCATATGGCTAGTAGCATATTTAAAAGGTAAATACAACATAACAATAGTACAAAAACACAAAGATGTAAATGCAACAAGTTGCCCTGGAAAAAACTTTCCATTTGACGAAATAGCTAATAATGTCGGAATAGGCACAGCAGTAAGTACAACTTTTGAAAAAGATGTAAGTATAGGTACAGCTGTAAGCACTAATCTAAGAGAAAATAGTATATATAATATACAAAAGTTCTTAAATGACACATATGGGACAAATTTAGTATTAGACAACATATATGGTGCTGAAACAAAAAAAGCCCTTATAAAGGCATTACAGACAGAATTAAACAAGCAATTTGGTAAAGGTTTAGCAGTAGATGGTATTTTTGGAACTAATACATATAATGCTTGTATAACAGTACAAAAAGGAGCAAGTGGAAATATAACTAGATTAATACAAATGGCATTAGTTGTAAAAAGATACAGCTTAGATATAGACGGGATTTTTGGAACAGATACTGAAAGCAAAGTGAAAGATTTCCAAAGAGCAAATGAACTAACAGTAGATAGTATAGTAGGTAAAAATACATTTAAAGCATTATTTGCATAATTAAATAAAGGATAGCTTTCGCTATCCTCTTGTCTTCTTTTTGTGTCACGACTAACATAACGTTGCCTGACTTTGTAATTTTATTATAATATATAATATGTTTTTTGTCAAAGTATAGAGGGGATTTAAAATTCTTTATTTTCCTTTTTTAGGATTTCCAATATTTTTGATGCTTTCATTATTGTAATAAATCTAGTATTATCCTGAAAATCCTGTTTTAAATTTTCTTCCATATTATCTTCTTCTATAAAATTATAGTCTGTTAGTAGTGTATGCCCTTCAATTTCTTCATAGATTGCATACATATCGATATCACCAAATTCCTCTATATCTTTTTTTAATTCTTCTATTAATTCATCACAGCCATAACTAATTTTCATTATTCATACCTCTTCAATATAATAATTTTTTCTAATGAATATATAAAGTATTTAGTATCATCTAATTTTTTTGCAATCTCATTGCCGCAATCATTAGAATATATATTTATATTTTTACCTTCAATTGAAGTATTAAAATTTGCGAAATCTAAGCATATAGTGCTATTGCTATTATCAATAATAAATACATTGTTATCTACACAATCACCATATCCATTTTTTATTTGCACTGAAAATAAATCATTTCCTATTTTTATAGATCCAGCATCAGATGTAGTAGTAATACATTCAATATTATTATCTAATAAATATTCGATTGCAGAGTTTCTTAGCTGATTTGCTTTTTGGTCTTTCATTAGCTCCCAGTAACTTTGCAAATTCCTAAAATTTTTTCTTGATAAAAAATTATTAATAAATTCCTCGATATTGTTTGATTTTTTTAAAATTTCCTTTGTTTCATTTTTTGATGAATTTAAGCATTTAATTGTAAAGTCCTTTAATCCACTATTTTCTAAATCCATTATTTTCATAATATTTTCCTCCTTTATTATTTTTGTTTTTCCTTTCTCTTTTAAATATTTTTTTATTTGCTCGTGCCCCCACGAATTGATTGAAATTTTTTCATTTTTTAATAATTCTACAAATTCTTCGCCATCCTCTTTAGGAACTCGTATTTCTATTCTTCTAAGTTTTTCCTTTTGTAACTCTAATTCTCTTTGATAATTTCTTTGGCGTTTCTTTTTATCTATTGACATTTTTCAAAACTCCTTTTATAATATTTCAAGAAGGAAAAAATCCTTCTTGGTGGCTTGGCTTAGTGTATTTCTAATTCTTTGCGGGATTTTTGATTATACATTTCGCTTTGCCATCTTTGTATATTTTGAAATTGTTTGTGCATTTTTATTTTATGTTTTTTGCTTTTCAAAATATTTAAAATCTTCTTAATCATTGTATTTCCTCCTTTCGATTATTATTATAGCATACTGTCGACAGTATTGTCAATAGCTTTTTCAAAAAAAATATTAATTTTTTCAAAAGACGAAAAAAATCTAATCAATAGGTGTAATAACGAAAAAGAGTTAACAATTTTTGACAAAAAAATATTGACTTTTTTAATTAGTACTAATATAATTATAAAAAAGGAGAAAAATGGAGGGATTTTATGTACGCAGATTGGATGAAAGAAGTAAATATAGAAATAACCGAAGAAGATTTAAAAAAATATAAAGAGGATAAAAAAAAATCTTAATACCGACAAAATTTGATAAAAAGTAAAAAATAGCTACTAATTACGTAGCTATTTTATTTTATTATTTTAGGTTTTAGTTTGTCTTTTATTTTCTTTTCTTTTTTCTCAGCTTTTATATATTTCTTTTTCCAAATATTGTATACTTGAATAATATTAGTGTAGTATTTATCTTTATTATCTGTATTGCTAATAGAAATGCTAAAATATAAAAGTGATATAGACTTAAAAAATTGCTGATGTAATGAGTTATAAATATATTTTTCATCAGCAACTTTGGTAGCGATATTCATGCACATATATTCTAACTCATTTAAGGTATCACATATTAAATTGCGAATTTCACCATCACTATCCTCTTTACTAATAATATTATTATAATTATTAATGTCCTCTTTAGAATAAAGTTCATTTAGTTCATCAAAATCAAAATCTATAAATCTTACAAAATTTTGTTTGTTGATTATAATGTCTAACCCTTTTTGCTTAAAAAATGCACATATGATTGCAAGAGGAGTTATTATATCTTTAGCAAATTTCTCGGCAATTTTAATAGATTTTTCCGCTTTCTCTAAATTTTTCCTTCTTCGATAATCCCAATAAACAAGTATTAGAGATAAAAATGTTATTATAGCAACTATAATAGATAACCAAAAATTTCTATATTCTTGTTGTAATGATAAAATTTCAAACTCAGTCATAGAATACCTCCAATGATAAATAATATACCACGATTTATCACTTTTTACAATATAAAATGGTAAAAAAATACAAAAAGGTGACAAAATTCGACACAATTAATTAACATAATATAGTATGATAATACTAGGAGGTATAAATGAAGTTAGAATTATTAATACTAAAAAACAAAGTGAAATTAGAACAAATGATAAATACTGATGTAGAATATAAAAAAATACTAGCTCAGAGTAAACGATTAGATAATTACATAGTGAAATATTATAAACAAAAGGAAGGTGAAAAATGATAGTAAAACATTTTTTTATAGGTAGTACAGAAATTTTAGTGGATGATACTTATTATCCAAAAACAGAAGAAGAAAAACGACAAAGATATGAAGACTTCAATGAAATAGGAAACAAAATTTTAAGGATGGAAAATAAAACTATGAATCAAACAAATCTTTGACATTTACACCTAAAGCGGATGCAATTTCACAAAGTATATTTATTGTGGGATTGCATTTTTTGTTGTTTTCTAAAGTACGCAAATAAGCACGAGAAATACCAGTTTCCTGTGACAACTTATATAAAGATATATGATTATTCTCTCTTATTTCTTTAATTTTAAATATAATCATAAAATTATTATGCCCATTTTTGCACCCATTATTCAATATGGAACTGGGAGTTCCATATTGAAAATGTAAAATCTTGGTAGTATAATATAACAAAAATTACCAAAAGAAAAAATAAAAAGGAGCAAAAGATATGATGAAAGAAGAAATATTAAAAGAATTAAATTGGAAAGAAAAAATTATTTTTAAGGTATTTAGAAAAATCTTTTTCAAAATTTTTAAAATTGGTGTTACATGGGGATTTAATAATAAATAAAAGGTAATGCAATGAGTAATGCAATAGCAGAAATTTTTTGCATATAAGTAGAAAATAAATAAAATATAAGAAATATAAAAAATGTTGACAAATAGCATTACAAAGTAGCACAATATGTAAATAGAATAAAAAGAAAAATTACTTGAATTGTCCATCGGTACCAAATTAATAAACCTATGTAAGTATTGGAATATCAATATTTTACATAGGTTTATTTTTTAAAAGTAATGCAAAAGTAATGCAATAGAATTTTTTAAGATATTTTACACAATGTACTTTTTACAAAATCAAATGAAGTTTCAATGTAAATGTCATCAGTTATAGCACTTCCTTCAATATGCCCCGCAAGATATTGAATAACTTTTTTTGGAATACCTAATTCTGCCCAGTGTGTTATTGCATAGTGGCGCATCCTATGAGTTGTTAGATTTTCTTCATCTTCTTTGTCTAATATATGGTATTTTGCTTCTAGTCGACTTAACCATGAGCTGAGTTCTTTAGGGGTAATAAAACTATCTTTTTCATAATCCCAAAATAAAACATTGTGAATATTATTTATACTTTTAACATTTTTAGCTTTTTCCTCTTTTACAATGTCAGCTATTTCTGTAAATATAGGGTTATCTAAAGGCAAGAATCTTTGTCCTTCATCAATTCCTGTTTTTTTGTTATAGGTTTTTGTATGCTCACTCCAAATAACATGAGAATTTTCATCTTGTGTTAAAGTATTCCAGATTTTAAATGTAGCATTGTCTTCATTATAATCATTTTCAGAGCGAGCAAGAGTTTCACCAATTCTTGATCCAGCTATAAGATGTAGTTTAAGTATGTTTCTATATTTATGATTTCTTTCTTCATTGTTGAGAATGTGAATTAATCGTTCATATTCTGTTTTAGTTATAGGTTTTACTTTTTTACTTGTTTTTTTTGAAATTGGTCTTGTTAAGGTTACATCTTCCATAATATTATATAATATTATTCTTCTTGAATATGCTATTTTAAATACTTTATTTAATAATGTCCAAATTTTAGATATACAACTATTGCTATATTCTCTTATTGCTTCTTTAGATTTTTCTACATCACTTACATTTACTTTTTGTATAGGTTTATTACAAAAATTGCTACAAGTTTTTTCTATTTGTGAAATTATATCTTTATTTCTTCTATGACTTCTTTCAGATGTAATACCATCTAAGAATTTTTGCTCTATATAATTATTGGCAAGAGTTATAACAGTTTCAGTAGAAGTAGCAATATAAGTACCTTGATTTAAACTTGATATAATATTATTAAATCTTTTTTTGAAATCTGTAGTTTTTTCATTTTTCCTTTGTTTCAAAGTTTTTCGTTTTCCCATATTATCAACATATTGAGCTACATAACAATTCAAAGTTTCACTGAAATATATAGTTCCTTCGCCATTTCCTCTTTCTTTAGTTTTTTTGTTTCTTCTTTCCATGATAAAAGATACCTCCAATTCATTAATTTATTTTATATAAACTATTGAAATGTAGGTATATTTTAGATATAATAAATATACAGCACTTCAATAGTGTTGGGAGGAAAATAAATGTCAGGTCGTGGTTGGTTTGAACATCTATTTTCCTTTTTGGGTAATAAAAATAGGAGAGTTGCAATGAACTCTCCAAAATCTTCTTAATGACCGTCGAATTATTTACATAATACGAGGCTAAATCTTAATTAGATTATACTATATAATATGTTCATTGTCAAATATAATATACAAAAATTATAAGAAAGTTATAATTTTTTTGTTTATTTCATAAATAATTTACTAATTTTTGAATCTATTTTGTCTAAGCTGGCATTTGATAGTTTTATTTTGGCAAGAAACGCAGATTTAAAAATTCGTTGCTTACTAATTGTAGTTATTTGATGTACTAAAGCAAAACTACCACATTTCATCCTAGATAATTCTTCCTCCATACTTTTTATATATTTTAGTTTCTTTGTAATATAAGTGAGGTGTTTAATATCGTTACTACTACTATTATTATGTTGTTCTATAATCATTCTATTAAAATTTTCAACTTCATTATCAAGTTTAGCTTTTAATAAAAGGTATAATTCGTTTCCTAAATCTATACAAGTATTAGTGTTAAATGTTTTGTTTTCTTTTGCTGAGGATAGAGGAATTACATTTAAAGTTCCATTGTAAGGATTATCATTCTTATTAAGAACTATACAAAAATGTAAACCACCTAATTCTTTGCCTATATTAAATCCTAAATTTGCATTTATTATATCTCCTCGTTTAAATATTTTAAAGCTATTCAAATCAAATGTACTTTCTTCGTCATGATATTTAGCAAAATCATTAATCCAATAAGCTAAAACATTGCTCTTTTTGTATTCTCCTAATTCAATATGTTTATTAAATGAAACATCTAATCTTTTTAAAGAACTATCTTTATGAGCAATAGCTTTGCTTTTTTCTTCACCTAATTGAATTTTTTCATCTATTATAGAATTATCATCTGTATTACCTAAATCTGCTTTTTCATTCATTGTTAAACTCCTTCTAAAGATTTATTTCTTCTTAAAATTTCTAATTGATTTTTCCACAATACCAATAATTTTTACCGGTGTTTTTTTAATTTCTTCTTTAGTAAAAAATTTTGGTGGGTAGTAGGGATTAATTGCTTTTAATTCAATCCCATTTTCGTTTTTATATACTTTCTTTACAGTTGCTTCATCCCCATTAATTAAAACTACACAATTTTCGCCATTTTCGAAGTTATCTTGCTTATGTACTATAACTGTATCTCCATCATCAAAAAGTGGTTCCATGCTGTCTCCAACAACATTTAAAGCATAATAATTTTCTAAATCAGTTCCATTTACTTTAAAAGCAATGTAATCTATTATATTTTCCTGTGCTAAATAATCATATCCAGCTTTAACAGTACCTAGAAGCGGTATTTTATTAGCTTTTATTTCAGATAGGGGAGTAGCACCTATTTTTTTTAGTATATTGTTTTTTTCATCTTCTATTAAATCTATGTATCCAG